AGGCCCTTGGGCCGCATAAGAAGAACCACCGGCTATGCCGGTGGGTTTCTCTTTTGAGTAAAGGATTGTGGAGTGTTTTTGGAAATGCAATGAAAATGAGGCGCAGCTTGATAATGACAGACTCAACGATCTTAATAGAAAATGGCAGATCGGATAAGCTATGAGTGGATTTGCCCCGATAACCCGATAATGGGTATTCAGGGCTTTGGAATCTAAATAGAGAAATCCTAAAGATTAACTATAAAATTTACACAGATGCTGTCAACGGATATCTTTGGCCTGATTTAACAAGTGAACAATTGTCCTGCAAATATGTAAGTGAAGCGGATGTGCTAAATGTTGTGTTGTTTAATAAACGTGCAAAATAGTGGTGTGAGGAAACTCCGGGTCTGAAAAGAAGCATGAGGGATTATGCAAATTTGTATGAACCATTGACCCTTGCGAATATGGAAAGCTGTAATACGGTTTTAATTGGTAAAAAATTAATCAGAAAGAGCGAATGGTCGTGCTTAGAAAATTGGCAAGAACCTAATTATTTTCTTTGGAGAATTTGAATACTGAAAGAATGAAAAAACTGAAGGTTTTGGATAATGAAAAGTAAGAATGATCAAAATATTCATGAAGCTGAGCTATAGAAAAAGCAGTACGGCAAATGTATCCATGCTAAGAACATTTTGTGGTTGCTGTTTATTTTTATCATGGTGTACAATATAGACAACTGCTGGATCAGCAGCTTAGAAAATATATAGAATGATTATTATCTGCCGCATAGGCAGCCTATTTTGGAAAGGTGGTTCGACTATTTTTATAAATCCATGTATAGAATTATTCACGCATTTAAAGAGGAAAAGAAAATAATGACGATTGAAAAAGTTCATGAACAGCGAATTAAGGAGAGGAGAAAAATGGAACATAACATAAATGATACAGATGACATTGTGGAAAAAATGAGATTACTGGTGGCTGATGGTACGATATGGCTGACACAAAAGGAAATAGCGGAGCTTTTTCAAACGACGAAACAAAGTATAGGCATGCATATCAGGTTCATCCTGAAGCATGGTGAATTGGATGAAAGAGTGGTGGTCAGCTATCGGCTGGCTGACCGAAAACAGGGGACGATGCAAGGGAAATTGCAAGTACGAAAGACAGCCCATTATAACTCAGACATGGTATTGGCGGTTGCGCGCCGTGTGTGCTCACCAAGGGGGAGGCAGTTCAGGAGGTATGACACAGCGGTATTAAAAGAGTATCTTGGCAGGAGATTCTGCCAAGGATAAATAACATTTGAGAGGTTGGGGCGGAACAATCCTTTGTAAGGAGTTATCCTGCTGTATCAGGGGAAATGCCAGAGTGATCTGCAGCCGGTATGGATTATGGTTCTGAAAAGGAGGATAATGAGTTTCAAAATAGCATAAGCTTCATGAGAAAATCATAGGTCTGTTGATTGGCAGACGGTCATTGCAGGATGTATTTGACGGAGGTTTCTGATGATAGAGGATATTGTCAAGTCGGATTTGAAAACGATTCTTCATTCTAAACGGGCGAATCTGTATTATCTTGAAGAATACAATTAATCTTTGATTATTACGATAAATACGCGCAATTAATGTTGTTTCGTCAAAAATTCGTCAAAAAGAGTATGTGCAGAAAATGCACTTTTTTTAATTTATCCGAATAATCGTTGTATATCTTTTTTTGCTTTAATTCGCATATCTTCTGTATACGACACATATGTATTAAGCACAGTCTCTACGGAATCACCGAGCAGAGCGGCCACCGTTTTTACATCGGTTCCTGCAGCGATCAATTTTGTTGCGTAAGTATGCCGAAGACAATGGATACCGCGACCTGTATAGCTTCGAACAATACGGGAGATACCACAACTACGTCGTCTTGTAAATAGCCGGCTATCAAAATTTACCGGGTGGATCTGCAGGTATACGGCCATCTCGTCAGCAAGAGACTGCGGAATTGGAATAGTACGATTGCTTCTGTGAGTCTTGCACGGCATGAACCCCGTTAAAACTCTGGGAGATTCAGGTTTGATTCTGCCCCATTGCTTATTGATCGTAATTTCAAGATTTTCAAGGTCTACACAATCCCGTGTTAGCCCTAACATTTCTCCGACGCGTGTACCGGTTTTAGCGCAGATTGCGATTTGTAGATAGTTGGCAAACATCAGTTCTTTTTTCGTTCTTGCTAATAATGTCTTTAATTCAAAATCGGTTAATACATTCAAACTATCCGCCGATCGAATGGTTATGCACTGCAGATCCTCGGCGGGATTGATCGCAATTATTTTATAAGTCTTTTGTGCGGCGTGAAATAGCGTTTTTAAAACTATAATAGTTTTATTTTTCGTCGTGTCTTTCTGTGTGATATTGTTTAGTGCATGCCGGAGATCGGCGAACGTGATATCCACTATTTTCCTATCGTAAAGCCCGTCCCGAAGAGATTTTATATCTGTTTTATAAGATACTTCGGTCCTGTACGCAAGGTGCCTGTCCGCCGCATAGATATCTATAAACTCACCGAGCGTCAGGCTTAACAAATTTCTGTCCGTGGTTACTCCAATTTTATCTATCAGCAGTTTTTTAGCTGTGTCAGACATTGCTTCCGCGCGGGACGCAAATCCGCCTTTGCTTTTCTGTTTCCACTTGCCGTCTTGTTCATACGAGATGACCAGCTGCCAAGCCGGATTGCTTTTCGTGCCGCGATTCCGGACTAAGAAATTGTAGCGCATAATAAAATCAGCTCCTTTGTTTAAAATGGGCTGATTATGCTATAATTATAAAGTAATCAGCCCGTGGGGGTATATTACCATTCTGAAGAGTATTAGCGTACTGCTTCAGACAGCCGTCGTCATATTTGCAGTATGGCGGCGGTTTTTATATTGAAATTATCCGTTTTCGTGAATCCCAATTCATTTTAAACTTTTAAACCTTTTAATTTAATATCTGCTATCGATTTGTCATACACGATGAACATAGACCGCGAAACATCTTCCAATTTTCCGTTGTTTACATCTTCTGAAATTTTATATTTATATTCTCCAGAGTGGACATCTATAATTGTTAATACGGTTCGCCCTTTAAATTTCATTGTTGTGTGAAATAATCCGGGGGCATTTATTTTATCAATATAAAATTGGCTATATACGATGTAGTCGGCATTCAGAAGCTTTCCAATATTAATTAAATCTGTCGTACTGAACGAAGTACCGATCTTATTATCTAAAATATAATCATTAGCGACCTGCGCTGTTTCTTCTTCTGGTATCATGGATCCTTGCATAGCATTCACAATCAACTGTTGCCTTGATTTTAGCTCTTTCAATTCATTTTTATCTTTTGTAGATTGTCTTGCACCGGACATTAAAACCGCGACATTGGGAGCCGATGCATAAGCGATATTAAATGTAAATAAAGACATGATAGTAATTAATAGTGTAATCAACAATTCTACTTTTTTCATAATTTATCTCCATTTATAAATGACGTACTCTGTAAGAAATGGACTTAAGATAAACCAATTGATATGGAATACCGAACGTGCGCGCCAGATTATAAATATCTATTTCCGGATGACCGGCTATCAATTCATCAGGGAACAGCAACTCTACGGCAAACTGATTCGCTTCTTTTTCAATCTTGCAGTTAGCAATAAAAGAATTTCGATTAAAGGCATGGGTGCCGGCGTATGGATGAAGCAGTGCATGTCCGAGTTCATGAGCACAGATAAACGGCTTGAGAAACGGATCAGCATGATCATTTATCCGTATTGTTTTGATGCGAAACAAATTACTGAAATATCCTAAATTCTTTCCGAGCTCTTCGTATAAAATATAGATGTCATTTTCCGCAGCAATATGGAACGGATTCCTTGTGTCATGTATATTCGCTATATCATTTGCGAACTTTTTTATATTCATGATGTAATCCTTTATTTACGATGTTTCTTTGGAGTAAACTTTTCTTTTGCTTTTAATTTTGCAAAGCGGAGAGCATTTTCAAGAGATGCTTTCATGTACTCACGTGTTTCGGGATCCATCGGTTCTCCGCCGTTATACATGGCGATAGCATCCTGACTGTCCATATCATTCAGGATATCGGACAATCTTTTTTGGATGTCTTTTTCGTCTTTTTTGGTAAAGGAAAGATGAAAAGACGTGAGAGCAGACTTATCATCGTCGGTTAACCCCATCATATAAGATGGAGTAACTTGAAATAACTTAGCCAATTTTGAAATCAATGATCGTTTAGGATTAACAAGCAAGCCGTGCTCATATTTGTATATAGCTGCTTTTTGCAACCCTACATATTCTGCAACTTCCTGCTGTGTTAGCTTATTCTTTTTTCTTAAAGTATAAAGGATATCTTTAAATTCCATGTGTGTCACCGCCTTTTTCGTATCTTGATTATACCATATATTTTTTTTAAAACAAGAAAAAATATCTTGACAAGACACAGAAACGGATATACAATCAAGGTATCCTAAGGAGATACTTAAAGAAAGCGGGGTGAAAAAATGAATAAGCGATTGATGAGGGCCGAAATGGTAAAATACGGAGATAGCCAAAAAGATTTAGCGAATGCCTTAGGGATAAGCCTATCCCGATTAAATCTAAAAATCAACGGTGGGGCAGATTTTCGACAGGCAGAAATACTTTTCATAAAAGATAGGTATAAATTAAAGCCTGAAGAAATAGACGCTATTTTTTTTGACGAAATAGTATCCTAAAAAGATACTAATGGTTTTCCAGAAAGTGAGGTGAAGAAGAAAATGAAGATCGAATGCACTGTTGAAGAGTTTAAGAAACTCACAGAAAAAGAGCCCCGCGGCAACGGAGCTCTGAAGGTTCGTACAACTATGAATCTTCTTACTTGTAGTCGATTGATCCAACAGTACAGGCAAGAACAGAATCGTAGCAAACAAACAAAAACGGGAGTTTGGTAAGTTCATTCCCGATTACAACAGTGGCGTTTTGCAGTAAAAAGAAAGGCTCGCTCCCGCATAGAACGTGCTTCTTTGGCTGCGTAGATTCGGACTTGCCGAAACACGCACGTAAAAAAGCTCTGGGTGCTTCTGTCTCGGGTGTCACTGGATCGTCGCTAAAAACAGGTGTACCAAAAATAGTACCAGTAGCCGTTAACAGAATTAATTGATTCTGAGTGAGATCTCCGGCCTGCGTAGTAACTGCTAATGCGCCCACTAAGGATCTAATATTCATCGCATTCACCCCCTCTCTAAAACAATTATAGAGGGACGTGCGGAGTAAAGCAAAAAACATATCAATTTCTTCTCTCTGTTGAGCCGCCCGCAAATAACAAGTTGTTATTGCTATATCCATCGTGAACTGTGTTATGCTCGACAACAATTACCCTGGGCGGCTCAACGGAGAGAAGAACAGAAAAAAAGTGAGGCGATCAAATTTGAGAGTTTCAGACGAGCTTCCGTCGGTTATCGAAGTCAGTTATCAACCGCCGGGAGAAGAAGCGGATTTCTACGAATACAAGTTGGCGAAATGGATTATGAGTTTATCGAAAGAACAGGAGGAATCAACATGGTAGATAAAATGATGAATTGGCTATGGTTGTTCGTGTTTATCACGATGATTATCGCAGTCGTTGAGAAGCTGTCATGCGTACGTTTTTAATCGCATTTACGACAATTGTTTTCTTAGCCGGCTACGCAGTACAGCCGCCGGAAAAGACGGTGCCGTACAAAGTCACGGTAGCGCGCGGTGAAAGTGTGTGGGACGCTTGCGCAAGGGTCGCTAGTGATAAGGACCACATGCAGGAGCTGGTCTACAACGCACTGAAAGAAAATCACATCAGCAACCCGGGCAATGTTCAGCCGGGGACGGAATTAATTATTCGAGTAAAGGAGATGAAATAAAGATGGCTTGTAGAGGAGACGTCGATACTGAAGATTTAGAACGGATAGTCTCTATCGCACGCAGTGGAGAAAATATACTCTGTGGATATTTTAAAGATTTCGAAAGCTGCCTGTCTGTTGAACAGAAAGAAAAAGTGATAGCTGCTACGGATTTCTTTGAAATGCTATCGAATCACTTGGAAACACTAACGGCAGCTGTCGAGGCTATGAATTACAGAGAGGAGATGTATGAATGCGGAGAAGACTATTAACTATTTTATTCACATTGTTAGCGCCCTTCGCGGCGCATGCGGAATGGCTCATCGCAGAATGCAGCGCTTACACGCCATACGATTGCGGGACTATTACCGCAACGGGCGAAACAGTCCATGTTGGTGGGGTAGCTTGCAACTTCCTACCATTCGGTACAGTCGTCGTTATTGACGGCGTGGAATACATCGTAAACGACCGCTGCGGCATAGATAACTGCATAGATATTTTCATGGAAAGTTATGAGGACGCTATCCAGTTCGGAAGGCAGCACAAGGAGGTTTATATAAAGAGATGAATCCGATCATACAACCAATTATTAATAAATACATCATGCTATATGTGGCACATCCTTTCGGAGGAGACTTAGACAATGTCAGCCGTGCGGAGATCCAACTGTCAAAACTGCAAAAATTGCTGCCCCGGCATACCTTAGTATCGCCAATCCACAACTGGGGATATCTGGATTATGAGATGACGAATCAGGTAGCGGCAATCAGCGACTGCGTAAACCTGCTTCTCCGGTGTGACGCTCTCGTATTAGCAGGCCTTTGGAATGATTCAGCGGGTTGCCGGGCAGAGTACATCGCCGCGAAAGTAAAAGGTTTACCAGTTTTCACTTTCAGCAACAACGACCTGCAGCGCATATAGAAAGGAGGATTTATGAAAAAGACAAAAATAAACAGGCTGTACGACCTGTACGTAGACAATCCCGCGATTAAAGATCAGGAAGCCGCGGAACTGCTGGACACGGATTACCGAGCTATAGGCACCATGAAACGACGGCTTAGAGACCACGGGTACATCCAAATCGAGGATAACAGCGAAGTATCTATCCTCATGCCGTATAAAGATCAAGCAGAAAAAGGAATCGGCGGACTTCGGCTCGAAGTTGTTCTGGAAATGCTGGAGTATTATCGGGAAGATTTCCGCGGGCAAGAAACTTTTGCTGAGCGGATGAAAGTCGGCAGAGAAATCCGCCTGCTGTTAGACATGATCCGCTAGATGGAAGGAGGCGATTATATTGTTTGAATGCACAGGATGCCCACATTACGGATACTGCATACCCGACGATTGCGCGGACATGAAAAAGACCCATGAACAGCAGCCACTGGTCAAGGGTCAAAGAAGAAAAACTTCCATCTCAAGGATACTACAAAGAAAGCGAAAAGACAATGGAATACAAAACTTTTATTGACTCAAAAAGCCAAATAATCGAAAGTTACGGGTTTGAAATATCCGCAGAAAATCTTCATCCTAACCTGTTTGATTTTCAACGGGATATCGTCCGATGGGCGCTTGCTAAGGGCCGCGCCGCTATTTTTGCCGACTGTGGACTCGGAAAAACTCTGATGCAGCTTTCGTGGGCGTATGAGGTGACACAGCATACAAGAAAGCCTGTTCTAATCTTAGCCCCGCTGGCGGTTTCCGCGCAGACGGTAGCCGAAGGGCGGCGCTTCGGGATCCTCGTCCACCTTTGCGAAAAAGCAGAAGATGTAATGCTGGGAATCAATATTACGAACTATGAAAAGCTGGATCGTTTTGATACGTCAGCTTTTTCAGGAGTAGTGCTGGATGAGTCGTCTATTTTGAAATCGTTTACCGGCAAAGTCCGAAATCAACTGGTCGAGTCGTTCAGCCGTACTCCATACCGTTTAGCATGCACAGCTACCCCCGCGCCAAACGATTTTATGGAACTTGGCAATCATTCTGAATTTTTAGGAATTATGTCACGGACGGAGATGTTGTCTATGTACTTCGTTCACGACAGCGGAGAAACGTCTAAGTGGCGGCTCAAAGGACATGCTGAAGCTAGCTTCTGGCGATGGATGGCCAGCTGGGCAGTCGTTCTGGATAACCCAGCAAGTTTAGGCTATGAAGACGAAGGCTACACTCTCCCGGAGATTCACATGCACGAAATTATCGTTGGCGGCGATGCCCCGGTAACCGAAAAACTAACTCTGACGCAAAGGCGATCCGCGCGGAAAGAATCACTGCAAGACCGCTGCCAAGCGGCAGCGGAACTGGTCAATAACAGCACGGAGCAGTGGCTCGTATGGTGTGATCTCAACGCGGAATCGGAAGAACTTCACCGGGTGTGCAATCTGTCACAGGAAGTAAAAGGCGCAGATAAAGCTACGCATAAAATAAACGCTATGACAGGTTTTTCTGTGGGGCTGCTGAAATGTCTAATCACAAAACCGAGCATCGCAGGTTTCGGGATGAACTGGCAAAACTGCCGCAATGTCATCTTCGTTGGGCTATCTGATAGTTATGAACAGTTTTATCAAGCGGTAAGACGATGCTGGCGATTTGGACAGAAAAAAGCAGTGGACGTGTACATCATCATATCGGCAAAAGAAGGATGCGTGAAAGAGAACATCGAGCGCAAAGAGGCAGACAGCCGTAAAATGCGAGACGCCATGATCGCACTGACAAAGCAGGCCGTCAAGGAAGAACTGAACGCAACATGCCGCGTTATGGCAAAGTATGAACCGAGCGTCGATATGGTTTTACCAAAATGGGCAGAGATGGAGGTGGCGTAACCCTTGAAAGTAATTGATCAATATGTTTCAGACCGAGTATCCCTGTACAACGGCGACTCTATAGAAATACTTAAGGGCTTGCCGGATCACTGCATACATTATGCGATATTTTCTCCGCCGTTCAGCAGCTTATATACGTATAGCAACAGCGACCGTGACCTGGGCAACAGCACGGGAGATGATCAGTTCTACCAGCATTTTCTTTTTCTAGTAAAAGAACTGGCACGGGTCATCATGCCTGGGCGGCTGGTGTCCGTGCACTGCATGGATATTCCGAAAATGAAAAGCCGAGATGGCGTTATCGGGCTTAAGGATTTTCCCGGAGAGCTAATTCGGGAATTTGAAAATGCGGGCTTTATCTACCATAGCCGCGTCGTCGTCTGGAAAGACCCATTAGTAGAGGCTACCCGGACAAAAGCACTGGGGCTTATGCATAAACAGCTGTGTAAAGACTCCGCGATGTGCCGAATGGGGCTGCCGGATTATGTATTGACTTTCCGACTACCGGGGGGCAATCCGGAACCGGTCAGCCATGAAAACGGGCTTAGCCGATTCTATGGCGATGATGAGCCGGAAGGTATAAAAGGTGCAAGACCAGAACCGGACGCTGATCTGATGGCTAAAAAAGAAAAGTATAACACCGAACCTGTTTATAGCCACCAAGTATGGCGACGGTATGCGTCTCCGGTGTGGATGGATATCCGGCAAAGCAATACGCTGAACCGGGCAGCCGCCAGAGATGAAAAAGATGAACGGCATATCTGTCCGCTACAGCTGGATTTAATAGCCCGATGTCTGGAACTCTGGACAAATCCGAACGACATCGTTTTAGACCCGTTTGCCGGTATCGGCAGTGTTCCCGTCGTAGCTTTACAGATGGGGCGCCGGACTATGGGCTTTGAATTAAAAGAATCTTATTTTAAGCAGGCAGTGCTTAACTGCCAGAAAGAGGAAAATCATGATGACAGTAACATTTGAAGGATCCGCAGCCGAAGTACTTAGTGAAATGCAGGTATTTTTGAAAAATACAGCCGCTCCAAAGGGAAGTACTGTAGAAGTTACGCCGGAAAAGGTAACTATTGCAAGTACTGCTGCCCCGCAGATCAGCAAGGTTAAAATACCTGATTCGGCACCTAAGGCGGCTAAATCGCCCGCTGCCCCAGTACAGGCCCCCACTGTCCCAGTAGCCCCGGCTAAAGAATACACACAGGCCGAAATTCTTGCAGCTTGCGGACCGCTGATGGACGCTGGGAAAGTACCGGAACTGACACAGATTATTCAAGAGTTCGGAGTAGCTTCCATGATGGAAATTCCACAGGAAAAGTACGGCGAATTGGCAGTTAAGCTCCGCGCGATGGGGGCTAAGTTATGACACAGCACGCCTTATTAAGCGCCTCAGGAGCGCATAAGTGGCTCGTGTGCACAGCATCAGCAAGGCTGGAGGCAGAGTTCCCCGACACAACTAGCGAATTCGCCCGCGAGGGAACGCTGGCACACTCGATCGCCGAACTGAAATTACGGCGGTATGCTATCGAGCCGATGAGCCCCGCCACATTTACCCGGCGGATGAATAAACTGAAAAAAGATCCTCTGTATCAAAAAGAAATGGATGGCTATACGGAGGAATATCTGGACTGCATTAAGCAGATCATGCTGGCTTATGACACAAAGCCCTACGTAGTAGCTGAGAAAAAAGTTGATTTCAGCCAGTTCGCTCCGAAAGGCTTCGGCACTGCCGACTGCCTAATCATGACACCAGACGCCTTGCATGTTGTAGATTTCAAATACGGTAAAGGTGTACCGGTAGACGCCAAAGACAACCCGCAGCTGAAGCTATACGCTCTGGGGGCGCTGTCCGAATACGGGCTGCTGTATCAGTTTAAAACAATTCACATTCACATCGTGCAGCCGCGGCTGAAAATCTTAGGAACAGATACATTCTCACGCGCTGCGCTCACGGAATGGGGTAATTCCGTAGTTAAACCAAAAGCAAAAGAGGCATTTGAGGGGCCAGGGGAATTTCATCCGGGCGAACACTGCCGTTTCTGCCGGGCAAGGGCTCAATGTAAAGCAAGATCCGAGTATTACGCCGCTTTAGCAGAAACGGCCAAAGAAAACGCCAATCCCGCGTTAATTACAATGGCTGACTTAGGGGAATACCTCAAGAAAGCCGGGGCGCTCAAAAAATGGGCAGAAGATCTACAGGCTTATGCGTTATCCAGCTGCCTTTCTGGTAAAACAGTACCGGGATGGAAAGCCGTAGAAGGCCGCGGCAGCCGCGTATTCACGAGTACCGATGAGGCGTTTAAAGTCCTCACGGACAATGGGATTGATGAGTCCCTGCTGTACAGTCGTGTACCGGCTACTTTGGCACAGACAGAAAAAATCGTAGGCAAAAAAGTATTCGAAACTCTACTCAGTAAGTATGTAATTAAAAACCCCGGAAAGCCGACACTGGCACCGGAATCAGACAAACGAGAAGCAATCAGCAATGTGGTATCTGCAAAAGATATATTTAAACCTGTAGGAGGTAACTAATCATGGAAAACACAAACATCGTATTAAGAAATGTCAGACTCAGCTATGTACACATTTTAAAAGCCTATGCACGGATACCCGGCGCCGAGGCGAAGTACCAAACGACAATTCTCGTACCGAAAACGGACATTGCGGCAAAGGCGGAAATTGACCGTGCTATCGAAGCCGCTAAAGCAAACGGAATTACCGGTAAATGGAACGGCGTAGCCCCGGCTATCGTCGCCACCCCAGTACATGACGGAGATGGACTTACCCAAAATGGCGCCGAATACGGCCCTGAATGTAAAGGCCATTGGGTATTCACTGCGTCAAGTGCCGCCGATAAGCCCGTAGAGGTAGTAGACGCCAATTTAAATCCGATTATTTCACCGATACAGATCTACAGTGGTATCTACGCTAATATCTCCGTTAATTTCTTCCCATATAACTTTCAAGGTAAAAAAGGCATTGGCTGCGGGCTCGGCCCCGTGCAGAAAGTTGCCGACGGCGAACCTTTAGGCGGACAGGCGCCGTCTGCTAAATCTGTATTTGCTGCGCAGCCTGCCGCCGTACAGAAAGTGAATCCATTAACCGGGCAGCCGATGTAAATAGTGGAGGCCCTTAACCGGGCCTCTTTCATTATTATCTGAAAGGCTCATTATGAAACACCTTAGTATAGACATTGAAACTTTTTCAGACGTAGATATTAAAAAATCCGGTCTGTTTAAATACTGCGAGTCCCCCGTCTTTGAATTATTGCTTTTTGCATATGCCTACGACTTCGGAGATGTCCATGTCGTGGATCTGGCACAAGGAGAGAAAATCCCAGATTCTGTTATATCCGATCTGAATAATCCCGAGGTTATCAAACACGCATATAACGCGTCATTTGAAATCACAGGGCTCAACCGCTACGGATATGCTACTTCCCCGGAGCAGTGGCGCTGTACAATGCTTCACGGTTTATATCTTGGCTACCCGGCGGGGCTGGCTTTCTTAGGTGCTGCGTTAGGTATTCCCGAGGACAAACGGAAATTATCCACCGGCAAAGCACTCATCCGTTATTTCTGCGTACCTTGTAAACCGACAAAACGAAATGGGGGGCGAACCCGCAACTTACCGAAACACGATATAGATAAGTGGCATTTATTCAAAGAATACAACGCGCAGGATGTAGTTACCGAAATGGAAGATTACCGGCGGCTATCTGCCTACCCCGTACCGGGCTGGGTACAGGATGACTGGGTCATCGATTACGAACTAAATCGACGAGGCATTCAGCTTGACATGGATCTAGTTCGAGGAGCTCTGGCCATCGACGATCAACATAAGACAGAACTCGTGGAAAAAGCCATACAAATAACCGGACTTACCAATCCGAACAGTCGCAATCAGCTACTCACGTGGATTAACGATAACTCCGACCTGAAATTGGAAAAACTTACAAAAGAAACCGTGGCCGAGAGCCTGCAGATTGCAGAGGATCAAGTGGCCGAAGTACTGCATATCCGACGGGCTTTAGCAAAAAGCAGTATTTCTAAATATGAATCTATGAAGAATGCTGTGTGCGCTGACGGACGTATCCGCGGCGTGCTGCAGTTCTACGGGGCTAACCGAACAGGGCGTTGGGCAGGGCGGCTGGTACAAGTGCAGAATTTACCGCATGACGTGCCCGTGGCTATGGATACAGCCATCAGATTAGTTAAAAACGGAAATGCCCGCGGTGTCAAGCTTATGTACGGCCATATATCAACTTCTTTATCTCATTTGATCCGTGCGGCTTTCGTCGCTCCGGAGGGGAGCCTGCTCTGTGTATCGGACTTCTCAGCCATCGAGGCGCGCGTACTGTCATGGCTCGCTGATGAGAAATGGCGGCAGGATGTTTTCGCAAAAGGCGGAGATATCTATTGCGCTTCTGCGTCCAGCATGTTCGGCGTACCCGTCGAAAAACACGGAATCAATGGACACCTGCGGCAGAAAGGAAAAGTGGCAGAACTAGCGCTGGGTTATCAAGGGGGGCCTCCGGCGCTTATTACAATGGGCGCTCTGAAGCAGGGACTTACGGAAGACGAACTGCCGGATATTGTCCATCGATGGCGCGGGGCTAATCCGCGCATCTGCGGCTTCTGGTATGACGTAGACGGTGCGGCACTTTCTGTCATGTCCGACGCTCGCCCGGTAGGTCTTCCGCACGGGATACTTATTTCGCGAGAATGTAATCTCTTATACGGGTATGACTACTTGACGATACGGCTGCCAAGCGGGCGAAAACTATATTACCCGCAGCCTTATATTAACGAAAATCAATTTGGTAAGCCTGCATTACACTACCGAGTACAGGCAGGAATCAAGTGGAGCCACACATCAACCTATGGCGGTAAGCTAGTAGAGAACATTACGCAAGCAATCGCGCGGGACTGTTTAGCGCTGGCAATCAACCGACTCGTAAAAGCCGGATACAAACCGCTTATGCATATTCATGATGAAGTGGTACTCGAAGTACCGAAAGATAAGATTCATGAAGATGAAATAGATAGGATTAACCAAATTATGTGTGCACCGATACCGTGGGCGCCGGGGCTGCTGCTTAACGCTGACGGCTTCATAAGCCCGTACTACACAAAAGACTGAAAGGGGGGGGAGTACTTGAATTACGACAGAAAACTGACTATCAGCATCGGAAACAGCCGCATGTCTAAACAATGGACAGCGGCAGAGTGCATGTGGTCGGAATTTATCGAAAAGCTACGCACGCCGCAGCGAACAGCCGAGCTATACGAAGAATATCTCCGGATGGGCAAAGCACAGCAAGGGGCGCTGAAAGATATAGGTGGTTTTGTAGGGGGCGCATTAAAAGGACCGCAGCGTAAAGCATCGGCAATTACCGGTCGTGATCTGGTTACATTAGATCTGGACAACATCGCAACCGGAGAAACGGATAACGTTATCCGCCGGGTAAACAGCTTAGGAATCGGATATGCCATTTATTCTACACGGTCTCATGCGCCTTACCGTCCACGACTCCGGGTAATTATACCGCTGGATAGGACAGTAACCGCTGATGAGTATGAACCTATCGCACGGAAACTGGCCAGCTTGATCGGAATAGAACTTTGCGATCCGACGACCTTTGAAGCATCACGGCTTATGTACTGGCCCGGATGCAGCAAGGACAGCGAATACGTATTTGATTATGCTGACGCGCCATTTGTCAGTTCTGATGGAATTTTAGGGCAGTACGAGGACTGGCATGACGTAAGAACATGGCCGCAGGTACCAGGGAAAGAACTGAAAGCAAAGATACTGCTATCTAAGCAGGCAGACCCGACAAAGAAACAGGGAATCGTCGGCTCATTTTGCCGTACGTACGATATCCGAGGCGCCATACAAGCCTATATTCCGAACGCATACACAGAAACAGACCATACCGACAGATTGACATATACCGGTGGTACAACCGTAGCCGGGGCAGTGTTGTACGACGATGATAAATTCTTGTACAGCCACCACGCAACGGATCCATGCAGCGGGCAGCTGGTTAATGCCTTTGACCTTATCCGCATCCATAAGTTCAGCGGCAATGACGATAACGTCAAAGAAAACACGCCAATTAGTCAAATCCCGTCGTATCGGGCGATGAAAAAGCTGGCTATGCAAGACAGCGCAGTCATGACAGATCTCAACATGACTGCTGCAGTTCATGCGTCGGATGTGTTTTCCTCAGACGCGGGCAGTAGCGACCGAAAACCGTCTGACAGTGTCAACTGGATGCAAGCGGCGAAACTGGCGTATGACGACAACACCGGACGGCCGAAAAAGACGATGGATAATATTATCCGAATTTTAAACCACGACCCGGAACTGGCAGGGAAAATCGCCATCGATGAGTTCTCTACCCGGGGGCTGGCGCTGGACAGCTTGCCGTGGAATACCTGTGACCTGAAACGACAGTGGACAGACACGGACGACGCGGGGATCGCATGGTATCTGGAGGATAGATATGGTATTACGGGACGCGACAAAATCAGCGGAGCCCTTATGCTCGTATCAGAGCAGCAACGGTTTAACGATGTTAAGGATTATCTTCTTAGCGTGTTCTGGGATGGTGTTTATCGCCTTGATACGGCCTTCCATGACTACTTAGGCAGTAAAGAGACTCCGTACACCCGCGGGGCGGCCAGAAAGTCATTTACGGCAGCCGTAGCACGTGTCATGACGCCCGGGTGTAAGTATGACTACGTTCCGGTATTTATTGGCCCGCAGGGAATAGGGAAGACCACGTTTTTGAGGACAATTGGAAAAGGCTGGCACAGCGACAGTCTGCAGAGTTTTCACGGAAAAGAAGCGGCAGAACTTATACAAGGTATATGGATCAATGAAATCGGAGAAATGACAGGATACAGCAAATCAGGAGATAACGAAATCAAGCAATTTCTTTCCCGCTGCGATGATGTATACCGACAGCCATATGGCAGGCACACAGGAAGATATCCTCGAAAAGGTGTATTCTTCGGAACGTGCAACGATTATGATTTTCTGAAAGACCCTACCGGGAGCCGTCGTTTCTGGCCGATTGATGTAGGCGTCGAACCAGTAACGAAAAGCATATGGCAGGATCTACCAGATGAAGTAGACCAGCTATGGGCAGAAGCCGTGATGCGGTGGAAACAGCATGAACCGATATATTTTGAAGATCCAGCTATAGAAGCAATGGCTAAACAGGAACAAGACAGACACCGCGAAGACAGCGCAAAAGACGGACTGATTCAGGACTTTCTAGACCGGTTAATTCCGATAGAATATGATTCCATGTCGCTGGCAGCCCGGAGGATGTACTGGTCCGGCAACGCCACGGGGATCACTGGCACAAAGCTGCGAGATAAGACTTGCGCGCTGGAGATCTGGTGCGAGTGCCTCGGCGGCGAGCCCCGCAGCATGAAACGGGCAGACGCCCGGGAAATCAACCAAATATTATGCCAACTTCCGGAATGGAAGAGAAATGTATCCCGGAGGCGGTATGGTTATTGTGGAACCCAGCGGGGCTTTGAAAGAATAATTATTCAGGATAATGGATAAATATTCTTAATAAACTGTTAATGTACTGTGAACATTCAATGTGCACATTCAGGGGCTTGTTGAGAATAAAACACAGCCTAATTGAGAACTAAAGAAAATTTTAAGAAAGTACAAAGAGAATTTTAATCATTAGGGTATACCTAAAACGTGAACATTAAAAAAGTTTGTTCACGCCTAAAGTTCACGGCAGTTAAACGACTATATCTATCTAAACTACCTAACGTGAACAACGTGAACATAGTTATGAAGAGTTTAGAAAAACAAGGAGTATTGAACAAGGTGTACGGTATTTATACCTTACGCGCCAGAAATAAAAATAAAATGTTGACCCCTGCGCGCGTGCGAACAAAAATTTTATATACATATATAGGCGAACGCAAAAAGTATTTTCATGCAAGGAGGGTAAATCATGCAAGTAGTTAAACATTCGGAAAGAGATGCTGAAAAGTTATTAGTTAGCAAGATTAAAAAACTTGGCGGCAGGGCCTATAAATTTACATCACCCGGCAGCGCCGGGGTGCCCGACAGGATTATCATTCTTCCGGGAGGGTACGTAGAATTTGTAGAAATGAAATCCGAAACCGGGATGCTTAGCGTTCTTCAGAAATTATGCATATCCCACTTGCGGGCATTGGGGTGTCGTGTTGAGGTGCTATACGGAGTGAAAGACGTAGATACTTATGTAACCCGCGTGAAGAAAATGATAAAAAACGGAGGCGCAGTATGAACTTTGTACCGCATCAGTACCAGCAGTATTGCATGAATCGAATCGTGCAAGATCCGGCTATCGGGCTATTTCTCGACATGGGGCTTGGAAAAACGATTATTACGTTGTCTGCGATTAATGAATTAAAGTACGGGCGGTTTCAGGTTAAGAAAGTATTGATTATAGCCCCTAAAAAAGTAGCTGAGGCGACGTGGCAGCGTGAGACGGCAAAATGGGACAACGTAAGCCATTTAAGGATTTCCACTGTACTCGGCAGCACATCTAAACGTATTCGGGCATTACATACGCCGGCGGATGTTTATATTATTAATCGGGAAAATGTGGTGTGGCTGGTGGATTACTATAAAAACGACTGGCCTTTTGACATGGTGGTAGCCGATGAAATGAGTAGCTTCAAAAACCATCGTGCAAAGCGATTTAAGGCCTTAGCGGCTATCAGGAGTCATATTACTCGTTTGGTGGGCTTGACAGGCACTCCTAGCCCGAATGGGTTATCAGATTTATGGAGTCAGGTGTATCTTTTGGATCAAGGTGAACGATTGGGTAAATATTTTACACATTTCCGGGAACGATACTTTGAGCCCGGGCGGCGGTGCCGCGAAGTGGTGTACTCATACGATCCGAAAGAAGGAGCCGAAAAAGCAATTATGGATGCCATTTCCGATATCTGTGTGTCGATGAAGTCAGAAGATTATCTAGAGTTGCCGGAAATTGTTTATCACGATGTTCCGGTAGCCCTCAGCGCCAAAGCACAAAGAGATTATAACGAGCTGGAGAAAAAAATGGTTTTAGATTTAGGCGATGACCACGTACTTGATGTTACCAGTGCGGCAGCACTGTCCAATAAACTGCAGCAGCTGGCTAATGGAGCTGTGTACACAGACGATGGCGGATGGCAAGAGATTCATAATGATAAGATAGAGGCCTTTATGGAGTTGATAGAACAGCTTAACGGGAAGCATGCGATCGTGTTTTATAACTTCCGGCATGACTTAGATCGTCTAAGAGCCGCATTGCAGAAAACCAATTTACGTGTACGTCAATTACAGACGTCAGCGGATGAGCTGGATTGGAACGCGGGTAAGGTGGATATTTTACTGGCCCACCCCGCTAGTACGGCTTACGGTTTAAATCTTCAGGACGGCGGAAACCATGTTGTTTGGTTTGGGCTAAATTGGTCTCTGGAATTATATCAGCAGGCTAATAAGCGATTACATAGGCAAGGTCAAAAAAATAGAGTCATTGTTCATCAGTTGATCTGTGAGGGTACTCGTGATGAGGATTTGGCTAGGGCGTTACTCATGAAAGATGCAGCACAGCAGTACGTAATGGATAGCTTGAAAGCCAGAGTAGATAAGTATAGGAGGCAACAATGACAGAGATTTTGATTTTCGTAATTGGCGCGTGGATTGGCGCTATCGTCGGTGTTGTAACAGTAGCGTTGTGCGTCGCGGCAGGCAGGAGGAGAAATGACGGTTAAAGAGTTTTTGCGATCAGTCAGAGAACAAGATAGCCTTCTGCGTGCATACGAGCAGGAATTAGAAGACCTGAGGCGCAGAGCGTATAATATCTCAAGTCCGAAGTTAGGTGACAAGATACAGTCAAATCACTTAGCTACTCTTGATGAGATCGTCGATAAGTTGGACTCACAGATCGAGAAGGTAAATGCGGCGTGGGATGAGCTGATTGACAAGAGAGATAATGCTAAAGCACTGATTGACAAAGTAGAGGATGAGAGTATCCGTTGTGTGCTGTATCGGTATTACATACTAGGGCAAACGTGGGAGTTAATAGCTGTGGATATGGGGTATGCTATACGGCACGTGTACAGGTTGCATGGAACAGGATTACAATTTTTAGAAAAGATGTCACTAAATGTCATTAAATGTCACTATGAAGTGTGATATTATGGTAAAGGGAAATTTAAGGATGAACCTCCTTTCCGCAAAAAGCACATGTCACTCCCCGGCATGTGCTTTTTGTTTACCTTTTTAGTGTTTCAATAGGTGAACAATGGGGGTATGTTTCGGAATTTTACAGCACAGGACCGCAATTCGGCGGGTCCTTTTTAATTTTTCTCAACAGATGCATTTTAATAGACAGGTGTACAGCAAGTGACAAATACAGCACGAAACAGGGCGATTAAAAAACTAAATAACTACATCTGGACACTGCAGCATAGGTGCGACACGATCAACAAAGTTAATGAAAATCTCATCATGCAGTATTGCCGGTTTACTGTTTTAGCCGAAGAAATATCTCAGGAATTAACTGTCAACTTAGACAAAATGGATGCAGCTAATATAGAGGCGCATCTGCGGCGGTATGAACAATTTAACAAGACGGCGTTAGGGATTTATAAAGCGCTGAAGTTCGACAAAATAAAGGATGAAGAGGCCGACAACGGAAATCCTTTTACGCGCATGCTGACCGAAGCACAGAATGATGGCGATTTTTAAACGCTGCAATACGTGTCATCAGCTCTACGACGGGTACAGATGCCCTGTGTGTACCCGCAAATTTGCTAAAAAATATCAGACGGAAAACACAGCAAAAAAAGTATATGCATCCCGTTTGTGGCAGAAATGCCGCAAAAACGTGCGTATAAAATACATGGATTATGATATTTGGTTGCTCGGAATCGGCGTTTTACAGCGGTTAAATAATCCGATTATCCATCACATCAAAGAGCGGGATGAAAGACCGGATTTACTGTTTACTTTGGATAATCTGATTACTGTGTCTGAAAAAAGCCACGGAGAAATACACGCATTGTATAGAGCTGGTGGGGTGAAAAAAGAGTATGCGCTACATAGGATAGCCGACGGCATAGCAGAATTTGAAAAGAGGTTTGGCGATGGTTGAGGATGAAATTAAGCTGCTGAAAGTACCGGCAGAACTTAACGAATTTATCGGAGACTATTACAAAGCTCTGGTAAAACGGGCAGATAACGAACTGGTAGGAGAGTCGGAATATCGGTGCTTTAAGCGGTTTCTGGATCTGTACAATTCGGGAAAATACAAATTCGCATTTAACGCAATGCGCCGGATGTTCCAGTTTATAAATTTACTGATTTATATAGACGAGGACGGCAAAGCTAAACGCTTGAGTCTGTACCCTGTTCAAAAGTTTATTATGTGCGGGATCTTCGGGTTACGATATCCGGATGGCCGGTACTTGGTTAATACTGCGAAACTATATATGGCACGACGCAACGGGAAAAGCTTTCTGCTATCTGCAGTACTGCATTATTTAATGGGAATGAGCAAATTCCGGAATGAATTGATTGTTCTCGCGTCGTGTAAAGGGCAGAATGCGACTATTTGCTTTAAAGAATTTTGTAAATTTATTGATAATGATCGCCGCTTGAAGGAGGTTTTTGACAATGTAAACAAGACAGCATGCTGGGCAAAGCACAAGAACACCGGGAACTATTTAGAAATGTTTCGGACAGGCGGAAGCGCGAAGAACTCCTTGGATGGATACACGAACAAAGTAGCCGTTATCGACGAAGAAATGCTCTGTGATGAGATCATCACTAAGACAATACAAGACGGGCAAGCGCATTTTAAAGATGCGTTACTTGTCGCGATGTCTACAGCGCAGTTTGAAATCGGCGGAGACAATCATAAAAGTTGGTTGACTTTGAGAAAGATGTTGTACGAAGATCTTTTACCAGATAATGCTTTCTTGTTTTTAGCAGAGCCCGACGCGGCGGATATTCAGAGTAAAGACTATGCGAATATCAAGTTGTGGGGTAAAGCAAATCCGGTATTGCTGTTTGAACAAGACGGATTTACTATTAAAGATCACATCCGGAAAAAATATCTGCAGAAAGCTAAAGAGGCGGTAGCGAAGAAAGGGTTTACGCTGCAGTCGTTTGTGACGAAACAGTGTAACACTTGGTACTCGGCCGAAGATAAACAGGTTTGTACATACGACCAATTGATAGCTTGCGGAACAGATACTACTTTTGAAGATCTGATACAAGCAGGATATAAAGACTGGTACTTAGGAATTGACGCTTCTCAAACGGTCGATTTAACGTCGGTGGTTTGGCTAACGTACTACGGAATAGACCAGACGGGGGCGATGGTAGAGAAGGATGCCCCCGCGGCCGGATATAGATTGTTTATACATGGTGTGTCGTGGATGCCGGAAAAGAAATTGCAGGATCATGTAACGTCGGATAAGTTTTGTTATCGAGATTACCTTGATACAGAGCTTTTTTTATGTTCCGGCGCAGGTGGTGAGAATATCGACACGGTACAGGTTTTTGAATACATAGACAAAATCCGGACAGACCACGATTTACATTACGTAACGATAGCCGCGGATCCGTACAACATCGCAGGGATACAGGACCGCCTGTCGGAGATATGCGATACCTTTATTTTGCAAAATCAAAGTCCGAAAGCGTTAAGTCAGTACATTGAGGCGCTGTCGCAGCACTTTAAAGACGGGGTTATCGCGTACGCTAAGGGGCGTGAAGATATATTTCTAAAAGCCGTTACGAACTCTTTATTAGTGCGGAACAGCACCGGATTTTATTCTATCGAAAAGATCACTCTCCGCGCAGACAGCAATATTCGAATAGACCCGCTGGATGCGACGCTGACGGGATTTATTGCGTGCTACATTGATTTCAACCGGCGTACTCCGTCCGGTGACGAGCTGGTAGACGACTGGTTTGACATGATGAAAGGCAGGTGAGTACATGATTACAACGGAAGAACTAAAAGATTATCTACATATCCCGTATGACGATGACGACGCTTTTATTCGACGGATTATTGATACGGGTTACGGTTATTTGGAAGATGCAATTGACAATTACAAAGCGCTGTACAAAGCGAATGAGCGGTTTCGGAACAAAGCCGACTTGTGGGTGATGACTCAGTGGGGTCCACACATGTACGACCAACGGGAAGGCATGTCAAGCATTGCAGATGCAGGTCTGAACTATGGAGCGCGGGCGATGCTTACACAATTACAATTTTATCGATTGGAGGAAAAATGATATGGATTTGAAAATTAATGGGGCCATTGAAGCCACGGCAGATGTAGTTAAAGCATTAAATGAGGCTACGGAAGACGTTACGCTGGTAATTAACTCTCCCGGAGGCAGCGTACTTGAAGGGCTGCAGGTGGTTAACGCGATCAGGAATTGCAAACAGAAAGTAACGGCTAAAGTGGAAGTTATGGCATGTTCAATGGGCGGGGTTATTGCGCTGGCGTGTAATCAGCTGATTATGCATAAAGACGACCTGCTTATGCTGCACAATTGCATGTCTTACGCTGAAGGAAATAAAGAAGAGATAGCGAATGTAATTGAGTCTATGAAAGCTATCGATGCCGTTTTGCATAGCATCGTATTGGAGCATGCTAAAGATAAAACATTGGACACCCGGATTGACAACGGCGAAGTGTGGCTTACCGGAGAGCAGGCAGTAGAGATGTTTGACCACGTGGTTATTGAAGACGCTGCTAAAAAGCCCGATATGGTAGCCGTAGCGGGTTTTGCGGGAGTAATACATAAATTGCAGGATCTTGAAGCTGAAAAAAAGGAAGCCGAACGCAAAGCAAATTATAAAGTTCCCGAAGATCTTCGAGCACTGCTTGACACTGTTGATAAGTTGGAGTAACGGCTATGCTGGATAAATTTAAAGCTTTTTTCCGCGGCGGCGTATACGAAAGCACAAAAAAGAATTTCTATCCGATCGGCACGGGGCGTCGCGTCATGGTTGACGCGGCGGGAGATGTTATCTTTGCTACTTGCATCGAGATTCTTGCTAAAAACATCGGGCAGATCCAGTGGGGTCTGTACGACCCGGGCGGGAATATTCCCGCAGTTTTCGGCCTGCGTTATGAACGGGCGCTTAACGTGGAGCCGTACGACGGCATAAATGCATATGAGTTTTGGCGTTGGATAGAAATACAGCGAAACACCTATGGAAATGCTTATGCATACATTCAGTGCGGCAAATCGGGCGTAGTAGAAAAGTTAATTCCGCTGAATGCTTTTAATGTTCGAGCATACTGGGATAACGCAGACATACTGCAAGGACAGCGGAAGATGGTATATGAGTACTATGATACACAATCCGGGCACCGCTTTACTATTTTACCTGAAGAAATTTTGCATTTTAAAGCTTTTAGTATTAACGGACTTGTTGGTCGAAGAGCTATTGATGTGCTGATGAATGCGCTAAAAGGGTCGGCGGAATCGGAAAGCGCAATGCGCAGTGCCGTGATAAACGGCTTTTCCGGGACAATTGTGTTGTCATATACATCTGATTTGAGCGCGTCAAAGCAGAAAGAACTGCAAAATCAAGTTCGAGAGCTTCTGTCGGACAGCAATAATACGATATTGCCGTTGCCAGCGGGAATGACAGCGACGAATATTGCGAATGCGATTAAAGATTACTATGAATCGTTGCAGCAGACTTCCGCACAAAAGATTTCGTCATTCTTCGGCATACCGCTTGCAATGCTTAATGTGGGTGGCGGCGCTGGGATGGCTACGTTTTCAACTAATCAAATGGCGCAGTTCTTTAATCAAACGATGATCCCGATTATTACACAGTACGCGGCAGAGTTTCGGCTCAAGCTGCTTGATAGAGCAGACCAAACGAAAGGATATCGATTCCTTAGTGCTGGTGATGTCTTTGATACATTGGACGCTCAGAGTAAAGCAAGTGTTCTCGCGGCTTACACTGGAGCAGGAATATTGACACCTAATGAGGCCAGACGGTCTCTGAGATATCCGGCGATAGACGCACCCGGAGCAGATATGCTCACGCAGCGCGGCGGGACCGGAGCTTTAGGAGATAGCGGCGGTGACGAAGGTGGAAATCCCAGAAGAAAGGAGGGAGGGTAATGATTTTTGATAATTTCGAAAGCATAGAAATCAGCGGAAAGACATACCGTTTAAAACTGACTAATAAAGGCACATATGAAGCTGAAACAAAGTTACGGCATGAGTCCTTGATGAAATTTTTACAGTCAGTTAAAGAGCAGGCGGCTCCGCTGCACGATGTATTTGTGCTGTTCACTCAAGCTCTTATTGACGGCAACGACGGTATGACACACGAAGACGCGGAATGCTTGTATTATGAAGCGATACCGCAGTATTCACCGGCAGTACTGATGGCTTACGCGTTATCGGCACTGATTAAATCAGGCACGGTAGCTGACCCAAAAAAAGTCGAGGCAGCATTGCCGAAGCCGGAACAGATGAAGGCACTGATGAAAAAAGCAGGCAAAGCGTAAGGCCGGCGGGATACCGAACGTTTCGGGATATGCTGGAAGTGCTTGAAGTTATTGCACTCGGTGAACTCAATCTGACTCCAGAGCAATTCGGAAAGTATACTATTTCGGAAATCGACGCGATGTTTGATGGTTATTTGCGGCGTTACGATGCGCTGGAGGATTTAATGATCATTAACTGCGCGTTACCGACATACAGAGGCGCCTACGGCCGAAAAGCGCCGACATATAAGAAATTGACGAAACATCGGCGGAAGCGAAACGGGCCCGTCCCGAAAATGGATGAGAAAGAAGAAGCTTACTGGCGCAGTATTTTATAAGAAAGAGGTGGTTAAATGCTGAAAAGCATAGAGATGAAGCGCGATATTGACGCACTGAAAGATGAAATTAAGGCTTTTATCGAAAAGAAAGAAGCCGTACCTGCAGAGAAGCAGAAAGAATTGGGAGATAAGCTTACCGCTTATAGTGAGCAAAAAGCACTGGAAGCTGAAGCAAAAAGGAAAAGTTATTTAAAAGGAGAAAACAAGATGGACAAAAAAAGATTTAATGCAGCACTTAAAAATTTCTTGCTGGGACGCGCGGTGACCGATACTGAATATGTGACCTATTTTGAAGACAAAGCCGCGGGTCAGAATGGCGCAGTTGCCGCTGATGGGGGCGTCCTCGTTCCCGAAGAACTGCTGTCTTTGCGGGAAAATAACGGAGTCGGCGTGGATCTTCGTGCTATCGCGACCGCTATCCCGGTAACGACTCGCGCGGGGACGGTACCGTGTATCGATTATGGGCAGGATGTCGAACTGACAGATTTCGAAGAAAATACCGAGATTGCGCAGAAAAAAGGTGTATTTACCAGCGTTAAGTATACGCTGGCGTCTAAAGGCGCTATTATTCCGGTATCCCGTGAATTACTACAGGATGCTAACTCTGACGTATTGGCAATTATTGGAACGCTTTTCAATCGAGTGTACGGTACTACAGTAAATAAGGACATCTGTGCTAAAGTACTTGCCGCGGCGAAAGAAACTAAGATTGCCGCTATGAATACCGTGGTCACTGTCGATGCGGTTAAAAAAGCTATAATTGAACTCCCGCTGGATGCGGGATCCGGAGCTACTGTTGTTATGAATCAGGTTACGTGGGCGGGTCTTGCACTTGCGAAAGACAAGCAGGACAGATACCTGCTTTCCCGCGACGCTAACAACGCAGCGGTAAAAGAAATCGAAGGGCGCCCGATTATTGTCGTCGAAGGAAGCAATCTTGCGGATAATACTATTCTTGTCGGGGACTTCTCAGCTTTGTATCACATTGCATATCCGTCTCTCGAAGTTGCGTCTTCGGAAGAAGCAGGGTTTACCAAAAATTCCGTTCTTGTCCGCGCCGTATGCCGCTTCACGGATATCTCTGTTTACGACAAAGCCTTTGTGAAGCTTACTAAGACGCCGTAAGAGGTGCTTTGTGTTCAAGCGAAACCCGGGCCGGTTTTGTCATCGGATTACACTGCTTAAGCCGTCCGTACCGGTCCGCGATGAGTTGGGCGGCTTAAGCGAAACTACGTACGTTCCGGCGGTTACGTTGTCTGCTATGTGCGAACAGCGTAACCAGAGCCGGCAGCAGATCGTAGGTGACTACGTCACTGTGGATACCCGGTATTTTGTTATCCGGGATATCCGCGGCATGAATGCGGTAAAAGGGCTGGACACATCATGGCGACTGTCATATCGAGATTTTATCTATCTCATTAATGATATACTGTTGCTTGATGAAAGCCGGCCGTATTTCCTGCAGATTACGGCGACGGCTATTAACAGCGGAGGTGGCTTGATATGAAGTATAAATCTCCGTTTTATCCGGTAACGAAAGCGTTTTATGCGGTGACAAAAAACAGTCCGATAGGTTTGGACTGGTTCGACAGTGCGGTGCCGATTACCGAAATAGAAGACTATTTCAGAAAGCAAAAAGAGTTTGCCTACGGCATTTTAGGCGCCAGCGATGCGGACTGCACCGCTACTGCGTCGGATATGGCTTCGTGGAATATGTCGCTGCAGCTGGAGATCTACAGTAACTATAAAGGCCGCAAAGTGATTGCAGAAAAGCTGGAAGCGCTGCTGAACTATTTAAGCGGCGACGCGGGCTGGGATGCACTGCAAAAAGAGCTGTACGCAGACGGATACCAGCTTATCAGCATTAAAGTAGGCTCGCTGCGGACGAATCTACCGGTATACGGCGATACTGGTGTGTGGCAGAACGGCGGTACTACTCTTATTTTTAGAATTGATCAAATAGCATGAGGTGAAAAATGGCTGTAACTATCGCAAAAGAAAAATACCCGGCATTTACCGGGGAAGTCGGGGTTTCCGGCAAACGAATTATCTTGTACATCAATTATGGTACGGGAGCGTCCGAAGCAAGCCCGAAATGGATTAAATTGGGCGGATTGACGTCGAATACGCACTCCGTGTCTGCAGAAGTCAAGACTGCGCAAACAAAGGATACCGGTTACTGGGCTGACGGCGTCGTGACTTCAAAGACTCACGAGCTGGACGCAGAAGTTGTTATGCGTCGAGACAACGAGGCACAGAAAGTCATCGAAGAGTTCTTGTACGATGACGCAATTACCGCCGAAAAAGGCGCTCTGCAGTTTGCTATTGTCGACTTGGATACTAAGGAATACGTTGTCGGTAAGTATGTACCGACATCATGGGAAAAGACGGCGGACGGGGAAGATGTCGTGTCCTACTCACTGAAAGCAACAGGGGTAGGCGCTCCGGTTAAGAAAACAGGTTTTGTAGAGCCCGCGGCCACGCCCGGGCATTAATTTAAAAGGGTAGAGCGGTTTGTTGAGTAAACCGCTCTATTATTTTTATCATGACGCTTGAAGAATTGCAGGAAAAAATAGAAGACTATACTCGAAAAGGGTTTATTACGGATGTTGCCACGGCGTGTAAGCACGCAAAGTATGCAACAACGGATTATATAAAAAGAATGCATCCGAAAACTGCTTTTTCCGGTAAAAATCTTATAACCGCGCCCGATGGTACGTCGGAGATTATTCCGAGCCACTATGCTGTCGAAGTTGATAACGTAACGGCTAACATTTATGCTAATTATTTCGCGCGGTGGTACAATACCGGGGCGCATGGCGGATACATCCGGGGAAGAGGCCCGAGGCAGGGCATGAAAGCTACCAAATATCCAGCTCGAGGGGATTATTTTGGCCGGAATAAAGCAGCCATAGAGACTTATTTTGCAAGTCAAGTAGATGCGTATTTAGAGACGCATATTGAATTATAAATTTGAAATCAACAGTGCCTTAACCGGCGCTTTTTAAATAAAAGGAAGTGCTTGAATGGCAGACGCGAAGATCGTTATAAAGACAGCTACTGACGATGAAGGGCTGAAAAGATTAAAAGCGGCGTTCGCAGAAGGCTCGCAGAAAGCAGCAGAACTCAAACAGCAACTCAAAGATCTAAATAAGACGACTCGCAACGGCACAAAAGCGACGACTGAACAGAGGCAAGCATTAAAAGATCTCAGGATGGCGCTGCACAGTCAAAAAGAAGCGAACGCTGCATACTCGCGTGCTATTAAAGATACTACAAAAAGTATAGAAGCCGCCAGTCAGAAGTCGAAAGAGGCTGCGGGGGGATTTAAGCAATTACTTTCGTCGTTCCGCGGCGGGTCTACAGCGACTACAGCATTCTCTGTCGCGCTCGGCAACGCATTAGTTAGTGCGCTATCAGCGGTTGTCGATATAGCGAAAGACGCGGCCATGCATATAGTAAGTGTCGGCTTGGCTGCGCAGCAAACGACGGCGCAGCTGGGCGCTATAAAAAATAACATAAACAGCGGAAAAGAGACATATCGCATATTTAATGATCTCGAGCGCGACCTGAATTACGACTCAGCGGCTGTACAAGAAATGGGCATACAGCTCCTCGCAATGGGCTATACGGCACAAGAGTCGGCGGATATGATCCGTCTATGTGCTGATGCGGCCGCGGGGCTCGGTAAGAAGCAAGAAGGCGCAGAAATGCTTGTTACTACACTTGCGCGCATTAAAGCTACCGGGGACGCCAGCAGCAGGCAGATCATAGCCCTGCAGATGGCAGGTATCAATCTGGATAACGTCTTCGGGTCGCTGGGTATGACCGGCGAAGAAGCAATGAAGGCGCTGGACGATGGAACGCTGGATGCGCAGGACGCTATTCAAGCATTAACCGACTACTTACACCAGTTCGATGGATCAATGGCTAAATCTAAGCAGAATATCATCGACCAATGGGGTGATGTCACTGGAAATATTAACGCGGCATGCGGCGAAATCGGGGCGGCTATACTCGATGCATTTCAGCAGTCTGGGATAGTGCAAGAGCTCATCGATATTACACAAGATCTGGTAGATTTTATTCGAGGGGACGGCCTTGGAGTCTTCACGCTTTTAGGCAATGTGGCCGGCGTTATTTTATGGGGGATTGACGCCGTATTGGCAGTAATAAAAACGTCGATAGAAGCCATTTATGTCATTATATATAATCTTGCGATGGGCTTTAGCGAAGTCGGTAAAGAGATCGTTGATTCTATGCAACCGGTCATCGATGTACTCAAAGAAATTTATGATTTTGCAGCCGAGGTATTGCGAATATTAGGCAGGATCGCCAGTGCGGCAGCATCCGGTATCCATCGTCAGTATAAAATAGCTGCTGCGGGCGGCGTTAATAACGACGAAGAGGAAGCGGCATTGGCTAATGCGACGCACGGATTAGTGCGTGAGTCGCAGAGATTTAATTCCGCGGGCAGCTTGGCTAAAAGGTCAGGCGGCGGAGGAGGCTCCCACAGCGGTGGCGGATCAGCTGTAAAAAAGCTGACTGAAGAAGAAAAAGCTGTGGAAGCGCTGATTAAAAAATACGCTGACGCGGATAAACAGAAATGGGCACTGGCTAAATCGGCGGTAGAACTCGCGCAGGTTAGTGTCAAGATGATGACTAAAGAAGAGCAGAAGACAGAAGGTCTGCAAGTAACTCTGCGAGGGCTCAAAAATGCGCATGATCAGTTAGTTGAGGGGTACACAAACGAGCTCAAGCTTGCGCAGAAAATTACCGACGCATCTACGCGTGACAAGACGATTAAAGCCATTAACGACCAGATAGACGCGGAAAACAGTTTATATGCGGCTAAAGTAAGAGCGGCGCAGTTTGATTTAGCGTTAAAAAACAATGAAGAAAATACAAAAAATCTGGTAGACAGAATACTTGGTGATCCCGATAGTACGAAGTATAAAATAGATCAGCTCAAGAAGACACTGCAAGAAAACTTGAAAGATCTTGATACAGTCGTCTCTAATCCGGACGAAGCAGATGCTTTAACCGGAGTAGCTAAGCTCCTACAGATGACCCCTGATGCACTGGCAGAAGAGCTAACAGCAAAAGGAGAGACGCTGCAGTCGTTTGTTGATCAGTACAAAGCGGCTTTAGCAGAAGCCGCCGATGCTGAAATTCAGCAGCTGACCACAGCGCAGCAGTGGCACGATAAAATTGTTGGCTACATGAACGATGTCGGTAAAAGTATGGGCAGTGCTATGTCGGATTTCATTACTGGCGCAAAGTCGGGAAAGGAAGCGCTGGCCGATTTTGCTAAGAACATTATTAACACTGCGGTATCAATACTGACCGAATGGCTCGGCGTGTTTGCGATTTATTCTGCATTTCCTACGTGGGCAAGCGGTATGACACCTGCGGATATGGCCAATAAAACGGTGTTTGGCATTACAAAAAAGGCGGCAGGCGGATACATTACCGGCCCGGGTACTGGTACCAGTGACTCTATTCCAGCTATGCTGTCTAAAGGAGAGTACGTTATCCGCTCGGCTGCAGTAGACCGCATAGGCGTCGGGATGTTAAACGCTATTAACGCCGGCGCTACTCCGGAATTTTCGGATGGTGGCGGAGTAGATGATAATGCAGGCGGCGATGTAAATCTGTCTGTATCAGCTTTAGATGCTAAGTCTTTTATGGACTTTTTAAACCGCGGAGGACTCAAGCAAATCAAGCAGGCGCTGCATGAAAACAACCGAAATTTTGCGACAGATAGCGGGGTATGGTAAATGGCTTTGAAAAAGTTTCCGGACATACAAAAAGCGGCATGGAACTCCTCTAAAAAAGAGACTTGGAATACAACAGTGAAAAAAACAGGCTCCGGCCGAAGGCGGGCTATGACGAATCAGTTGTATCCGGACTGGACAATCAGTGTACAGTTTAAACGGTTGACCGATGAAGAGTCTCGTAAAATATTAGGCTTTTGCGCGCTGCAGAAAGGGGCGCTTCTTCCGTTTCTTTGGTTAGATCCGAAGGATTATCAGGTAAAAGGCATACAACTCCCGATGGTTTCCCCCGGTAAATATCAAGCAGTTATGCAAGTCGGGGAGTATGTAGAGCCCGCCGCGTATATTGAGAATGCCACTGTTTATCGCAACGACGGAAAAGTGCCGGCATCGGATTATACGATAACGGACGGGGTAATCGTTTTTAAAACAGCTCCGGCTGGCAGCGACGTCATTAAGGCCGATTATACGTATTACTGGAAAGTATGTTTTGACGACGACGGACTAGGAATCACAGAATTATTTAGAAACTGGAACGAAACGGGAAGTATCAAGCTGAGGGTAGTACGATGAAGAAAGTAACAACTGACTTAGAAACGTATCTGAATACAGAGAAAAGTTTTACGTCTTGTGATCTGTATGAGTTGACACTGTCAAACGGAAACAAATACTACTATGCCGATACAGATCAGGACATTGTATATAACGGAAGAGCGTATCAGCACAATGCGCTGCTTATTAAGCGCAGTCAAATTGACTTGCAGAGTGATGTTTCGGTAGACACATTGACTGTCACGATTTGCGCAGATCCGAAAGACAAAATAGAAAATAAACCGCTGCTAAGAGCAGCTCACGAAGGCGTTCTTGATGGCGCAGTATTAGCGCTAAGGCGCTGTTTTTTCCGTGGGGCATCAGTATTAGGTGCAATCGGACTGTTTGCGGGGAACGTTGAAGTTAAGCACGCAGGCGGCGTGGATCTGCAGTTGTCCGTAAAATCAAAGACGCAAGGGCTGAATATGAAATTCCCGATCCGGAAGTACTATCCGCAGAAAGCGTATAGTACGTCAGGAGAGGGGGTTATCAGCTCGACGGATATAGATAACGCGTCGGTCGTGGCGCCATATGTGCCTTTGAAAGAGATACTTATATGACCGTCGGCGAGAGAATAGCTGCAGAAGCGCGGGCATGGCTCGGAACGCCGCACGTTAATATGGCAAAAGTAAAGGGCGTAGGCGTAGACTGCGGTATGCTGCTAATCGGTGTGCTCGAAGGCGCACAAATAATAAAACCGGATACAATTAGCGTCGCGCCATACTCTAATATGTGGCATTTATCGCATTCAGAAGAGTGGTTTCTGAGGTACGTACAAAAATATTGTGACGAAGTCACCGATCTACAAATTGGTGATTTTTTGTTGTACAAGTACGGTCGCTGCATATCTCATGCAGCAGTATATATTGGGCAGGACAGAGTTATTCATGCATTAATCAATCAAGGTGTGATAGTTACAGAGATGAGCGATGTTATGTTTTGTGACCACCGCGGACAGTCTCGACTTAAGTACATCTACAGGTGGAGAGAGGATACGGTATGAGTTTTTTCAGGGGGCCGAACATTGTTACTCGGGCTAATAAAATCTTAACGTTTACAGTTAATACTGCGGAATACGGTACTGCTGTTCCGGAAATCTATGGTACAACACGTATTGGCGGGAATATTATATATTACGATGATTTTACCGCGCACGAGCACAAAGAGACCCACCGGGCAGGTAAGGGCGGCGGGAAACAAACTAACATCACATATACATATTCCGTGGCGACAATTATTGGACTCTGCGAGGGTCAGATAGCAGGTATCAATAGAATCTGGAAGGATAAAGAGGTCTACAATTATCCGGCTGAAGAGGTTGGACTGTCACTTTTCGACGGCGCATCTACACAGTCGCCGTGGAGTTATGTAGCGCAGCACCATCCGGATAAATCACTTCCGTACAATGGTTTGGCGTACGTGGCGGGAGTAATCGATCTGGGTGACTCCGCAGCTATGCCGACGTACAACTTTGAAGTAAAAGGTAAGCTGCTTAGTACCGGAGACGGTGTCGACGTTAATCCCGCGGATTACATAAGAGCGCTGTTAGACAGAGTCGGATTGTCTGATGTCAATATTGAAAACCTCGACGAGTACCGAAAGTACTGCAGAGAGGCAGATTTGCTGATTTCTACGCCGGCAGATGCCGACGAAAGCGCTGTGCGCGACATCGTTAAAGAAATAACAGGGCTCACGAACGCGCATATTTTTTGGTCTAACGACCGGTATAAAATTGTCATAACCGAAGACCGTCCTGCGGGTAACTGGACGCCGGATAAGACTGTACAGTATGACCTGACCGCTGATGACTTCATCCCGCAGTCTGACGGAGCGCTTGTCACATATCAGCGGAAAGACTCCGCGGATATCTATAATCGTTTTCCTGTTGAGTTTAGTAACAGAGCTAACAGCTATGAAAAAGAATCTGTCGCTTATCAGTTTTCAGAAGATATCGCGAATCACGGACTCCGGCAAGCAAATACAATAAATGCCCGGTATATGTACACGAAAGAACGAGCCGTGAAAGTAGCCGAAATGGCCGCGCGCAAGAATAGGTACGGCAGAAACCAGTATACTTTTACTCTTGATTGGGCTTTTTGCAGAATAGAGCCGGGCGACCTAGTACGTATATCAGATAAGTATAGCGGGATTGATAAGCAAGTAGTCCGAGTAACAGCAGTTACCGAAGACGATAGCGGAATGCTTACAGTTACGGCGGTATCTGTGCCTCCGGGAAACTACTCCGCGGCTACGTATGATGTACACGATGTAGATCGTCCATTTATTGATTACAACAAAACCGCGCCGGATACTGTTCCGGTTATTTTTCAGCCGCCTGCGGATCTTACCGTCGACGGCTTAGAGCTGTGGATAGCGGCAAAAGGCAAAGATGACGGCTGGGGCGGCTGTACTGTATACGTCTCCGATGATAACACAAATTATCGGACGGTCGGGCAAATTGCAGGCTCCGCTCGGTGCGGTAAATTAATGCAGCCGTTGTCACCGATGCCGAACCATCCATCGGGTAATCAAGTAATGGTAACCTGTAACGATCAGCTGCTTAGCGGTACGACACAAGATGCGGAACGCAAGAACACGTTGTGTTGGATAGACGGCGAGTGCATGAGCTACATTAACGCTAATCTGCAATCGAGCGGCGCATGGTTGCTATCAGGATTGTACCGCGGACAGTGTAATACGGCTGTCCGAACGCACGCTAAAAATACAGACTTTATCCGGCTGGATAATTCGGTATTTAAAGTACCATTTACAAAAGATGACATCTGTAAAAAGATCTATCTCAAGTTCTGTTCGTACAACATCTTCGGCGCAGGTCAGCAGGATCTGTCCGAAGTCAAAGCTTACGAGTACACATTAGCTCCGTACTACATCCCGCCCGTCACAAATATCACAGCATATAACCGATACAGGCAGCTTGCCGATGGCGTATCTCGCTATGATATCGTTGTCAGCTGGACGCCGCCGGAACTGCAATCTTATCTGCAAGGTGACGTCTGGTACAAAACCAGCAACGGGCAGGCAAAAGATCTTGTTATCAAAGAGGGCACAAAGGGCTCTGAACTCGGTTTTGACAGTGAGTGGACGTTCGGCGGCAGCGGAAAAGACCAGGTCGTCATTCCGCAGGCCATCGTCGGCGACACCTATTTAATTGCTGTTTGTACGAAAGACGAATGGGGAAAGTCTACAAGTCCGGACACCTCACCACAGCTGAAGATCCTTGTCGCACTTAAGACGGAAATCCCGAATACGCCCGACGGATTCGGTGTAGACTTCGGAGCGGCTTGCACGGCAAATTGGAAAGAAGTCACGAATACTGACGTCGCTTTTTACGAAGTTCGAACGGACGACAATGCCGGCGCTGAAACATCAGGACTGTTAGCACGGACGAATAACCTGTCGGCGATACTGCCGCTGACTGAACGAAGCGGGAAACTGTATCTGTACGCAAAATCGGCCATAGGCAAATATTCTACCCCAGCTATTTTACAGTACAATAAGCAGCCGCCGCGGAAACCATCGCCGCCTGTACTTACAAGTACAATCGGGGGCTTTGGGCTGACTGCAGAAGCAATTCCAAAGGACTGCGCAGGCATGAACATTTATATAAACGGCGTGGACGGGCAGAAGACAATCAAGACCGAAAACAACAGCTACAGTCACACATGTGGAGCAGGTATTTATGATGTATCTATCGCTTATTATGACCTGTTCGGAGAAGGCGATAAATCCGGAGAAAGCCGCGTTGTCGTTAAAGTATCAATCAGTAAAGACATGCTTGAAGATGAAGCAATCAGTCTTGAGAAAGTCGATAAGCTAATCAAGCAGAAACTCAATGACGGCGCTATCGCAAAGCAAGACGTAACTACAATAGTCTCTAATCTCGGAAACCTCATGCTTGCAAAAGCTAACTACAGCGCCATTGCACAGATGACAGACGCCATCAATTTGAGGGTGCAAAAAGGCGATGTCATTAATCAGATTAACGTGTCGCCGACCACGACGACAATAGACGGAAAGTATCTGCACATCAAGAGCACTACGGTTATAGACAACAATGTCATTGTCTCAAGAATGCTTGCTGCAAAAGCGGTTACTGCTGATAAGCTGGCGGTTACATCGTTATCAGCAATCACAGCAAATATCGGACTGCTAAGAACGAAGACAAGCGGGGCAAGAATGGAAATTAAAGATAATTTGATTGAAGCATACGGATCTGACAATAAGCGGTACGTAAGATTGGGGGCGTGGTAATGGCGCACGGATTACAGGTTTTTAACAGTAACGGCGATGTTATTACGGATTTAACGAAACGTTTTGCAAAAATTATAGAAAAGAAAACTGTAACAGGAACCGGAGAAATCAACGTAGCTGACTACGGGGCACCAAATAATAAACTTTGGTATTTTATCGTCTCTCCGTCAATAAGTGATGAGGAATCTGTTTTGCCGTTATTGCGTATAACTGACAACGGTAGAAAAATCATGTGGAAAGATGTAGGAGAACCATTGACTTTTTATTTTGGAGTCTACTGATATGAAATTCTTTGAAATATTAAATCCTGACGGAGCTATTGTTATTGATAGCAATTTTAAAAACATAGAATTGTTAGACCATTTCCCATTATCAGATTGTACGTTTTACCCAAACCACCTTTCTCAAAATCATGGTTCGTACTCTTTATTGCGTAGCAACCCTAAAGCCACCTTGGTCGGAATTAGCTTGAATGGATTGAACGGTGTAAATCGTTTTGGATTTTCCGCTAACATCGGCGGGGTAGAATTTTATGACAATCACAGCGGAATGGGAAACCATGGCATATTACCAGTAAAACGAGACGATATTGCAAGTAAGTCACATGTTTATCTGTTCGGGTTTGGTAACGATGAGCCGTCGGAGCACGGAACGGGATTAGAAATTTGTAACGCTGACGGGAAGGTCGTGTACAGTTCTGTTAAAAGGTATCTTAACGTTTTAGGGTGTGGAAGCGAAAAGAGTGAAACGGTGCAAATGAACGGTACAACTATCGCATTTACACTCGGCAATGACCACGTCACGAAAATATATGAAAATCATAAGGTAGGGGCAAAAGGAGTTGAATACGATAGATATCCGAGATTTACAGTCAATGAAAACAGTATATCTATCGGAATGTTGGAAACAAGAGTTGTTTATATACCACTCGAGGACCCACCTTTGGGATGGCACTTAATATTTCATTGTTACTATAATTTTGGCTGGTTAATTGGAAATGTTGTTATTTAAAAAGGAGAGAAATCATGAAAAGAAGTTACGTAGTAAATGGCAAAGTGTCATATCCGCAAAACGACGGAGTTTTGACAACATTTAGTTTTCACAATCCGCAAACTGGAGACATGATGACAATACAGACAACAAGTCAAGAAGAAACCGACGAACTGAACTACGGCGATACCGTTACACTTGAAATTAAAAAAGCAGAACTTGAAACGGCCGAAGCACCAGAAGAAACCGAGGTATCCGAATGAAACCGCAAACTTTTCAGCACCCGGAAATAAGAGATGAGAATGACAACATCATACAGCCCGGGGCGTTTGGTAAAAATACACCGTTCTGCACGAAAGGAAACGACGGTATCTTAGACTACATTGCAAACGATCTGGAGTACCTGTATGAGAACAGAGGCAGCGGCGGTAGTGGGGCGGGTCCGAGAGGACCAAAGGGAGACCCAGGACCAAAGGGAGACCCAGGTCCTAAAGGTGCTGACGGGAAGAACGGACAAGACGGGGCAGCGGCAACGATAAAAGTCGGAAAAGTGACGACAGGCACATCCGCTTCGGTGACAAATTCCGGGAACAGCACAAACGCCGTATTTGATTTTATAATCCCCGTGTCCGGCGGCGGACAGGGTATTCAAGGCCCCAAAGGAGACCCGGGGCCTAAAGGAGATCCGGGGCCCAGAGGGGACCCGGGGCCTAAAGGAGATCCGGGGCCCAGAGGGGAACCGGGGCAAAAGGGCGCAGACGGAAAAGACGGAGTCGCCGCAACAATCAAAATTGGGGCAGTAACAACGACGGCGCCTGGCACAAACGTTAAAGTTACAAATACCGGAACGGCCAACGCGGCGGTGTTTAACTTCTCAATCCCGAAAGGTGAGAAAGGAGAAAAAGGAAATACGGGAATACAAGGTCCGCCGGGACCAGCCGCAGATTTATCGCAGTACGTAAAGAAAACGGAAATTTTTGATGGTAACATGATTAAATTGCCGAATGGTGCAAAGATAGGAGTCGAATGATGGACAAGCTTAAAATCATCAGACCGAATGGCGAAGAAGAAATCGCAGAATTGACGACTGATAAATCATTAGTCGGAAACAATTACTTGAAACTGGATATCGGCGGCGTGCCGCATTACGCAAAAGTCGGAGATGTCATCGAGACGCACGCGTACACATTTAACGGTGTCGACGGTAAAAAATACTACATCAAGAAAGAAATAGGGAATGTAGAGAATCCTCCATCCGGCGATTCACCGACGCTTAACGTATCTGGCACAGTTACGCTTGCGCAAATGCCGAGTGATATGTATCAGATGATTGGGGGGACCGATGGCGTTTACGCAATACCGCGAGAAGGGGCGGGGGTAATAACTAACAATACACCGAAATATTCTGTAACTGAAATTGGTGCTGTAGCAGTTAACGGCGGCGTGTTTATCAACCTTACAGTAGCCGGGATTAGTGCTTTTTATAATAAACCTGGGATTTATACTACGACGATTATCAAAGTCAAAATAGGGGATATATTATTCGACACGAATCGCGACGGCATAAATAGTATTTCGGGCGGAAGCGCGAAGGCTGATTTTGTGAAGTTGAAAGAGAACATCGGGAAACCGCTTAATTTTTCGATTAAATACGAATAATATAGTTAGTTTACTGTTGCGAGGTATATAAAATAATGAGTATGGGGGATATGAGCCCGGAGGCACTGGAGCGGATTGTGAGAATTGAGACAAAGCTGGATATGCTTGTCGAAATGATTCCGAAAATGCAGGAGCTGCAATTAGCTCACGAAAGAGCCGCGCAGAGTGCTAAATCCGCGCATCATCGAATAGACAATATATACAAGGTGGCGGGGCTTATATCGACCATCGTATCTGTTGTCATCGCATTAATCGGGAAGGTGCTGTGATATGTTTAAAAAGCTATGGAACACAGCTATACAGTACTTGCCGAGGATAAAAGGTCGAGTACGGACATCGATGCAGATCGTCTACGTATACGGTGCCGGGCTTATCATTTTATTTTTAATGGTGATCGCGGCGTGGATACACGATTTTTATCGAACGGGTATAGCAAATACAACGCTACTCATCAATTTTTTCAAAGAGTTTACGGCACCGGCAGTAGTCGGTGCTTTTACTTTTGTGAGTGTTTTTTGTGTAGACAAGAATCGCGACGGAAGACCGGACGCTGCGGAAAAAGAAATAAAAAAAGAAATAAGAAAGGAAGTGCGTAGAGATGACGATAGAGGAATTTCGGCAGGAACTCAAAAATAAACGGGATTATTTTTATCAGTTTCCGTGGCCGGCAACGACGTATGGACACTGGTCGGCAGGGAGATATTTCACAACGTTTAATGACTATCATTTTAATGTTGACGGAGACGGAGAAATCATCTACACAAGGTCTCTCGATGAAGTACCGCGAGCAACTTGGCACAGAAACACAGGTAGTATTGCAATTGCTCTATGCTGCTGCTATAATGCACGCCCAAATGCCTTAGGCGACTATCCGCCAACGGAAGCACAAATCGAAACGCTGGCGAAGATGTTTGCTGTCATTGCCGAGGTTTTTGACAATCCGATTGATCGTGAGCATTTCATGACGCACGGCGAGGCCGCGAATGACGACGGTTACGGGCTGTACAGCGGAGATTCTGACTGCCGCTGGGATTTAGAGCAGCTCTGTGATCAGGACGAAATTGGCACCGGCGGAGATATTCTCCGTGGAAAAGCGCAGTGGTATTTAGAAAACGGGGTGTAAAAATGAACTATCAAGAAAAAGCAAAACAGATTGTTATCGATTACTACAATGAACATGTAGAGATAACAGATAATAAAAAACTAAAAGAAAGTGAAGTTTTTATCGTATGGTTTGGTAAAACATTGCAGAACTGGAAAGCGTTAGTAAGCACGACAATATCTGACGGAATGTATTACGAAGTCACATACGACGGAGATAAAAAAGAAACATATCTTGATGCATATAAAAAGTGGGAAAATGTTTGTGTAAAAGATAAGGAGGACTGATAATGTGGAAAATCAGAAAAGGGCTTATTTTATCGGCGGTCTTGCTTTCATTGTGGTTATCGCCATTGTTATCTGGTTCGCATGCGCAGGCAGAAGTACAGTACACGATCTCCGAAACGGAGTTGACGCAGTTAGAACAGAACTTGAATCAGCTCAAGATAGACAGCGAGAAGAAAGACAAGCTATTGATACAGCAGCAGACGCAGCTGAACGAAGCACAGAAGCAGTTGAAAATAGCCAACGAACAACTGAAGAAATCCAAAGTATTGAACGAAGTGACAGAGAACTCATTGAAAATTGCCAGAGAATCATTCAACGAATACGAGAAAGAGGCGGAACGGAAAGTAAAGATTAAAACAAGGCAACGGAATATGTGGATTGTTATCAGCGTAGTAGCCGTGGGAGCGGCCATCTCCCGGAGGTGATCCGGTATCTACGAAAGAGGGCGGGAAACCGCCCTTTTTTATTGCATAAATTAATTTATAGTGGTATTATATAGACGTCAGAGGGAAACCTCTGTGGGTTTAAATAATCTGAAAAAGGAAAAGGAGCAGGGAGAAATCCTTGCTCTTTTTCTGTTGCATGATATAAAAAATAATTATA